TTCAGCACTTCTGGCGTTGGAACTGTTGGAGTTACTACAACTGCAACATTTACCCTCAACTACCATGAAGATCTACCTTCAAAGGTTTACTACCAGTTAAGTAGAGCAGGTTTTATTAGCACTGCTGATACTGATGTTAAAAATTATAATGAGATACTATTTAATGATAGTGTATACAACGGAACTTACACAATTTCTGGTGTTGCGGCAACAACTTTCGATATTTCTCTAAATGGAGTTCCTGAAGATCTTCAATATAATCAGTCAGACACAAGCGTTCTCAAGTATTCCACATCTTCACCAAGAGCTCTTGGTGGTGTAGATTCTATGAGAATTACTTTTGGTGGGGCAAACTATAAGAAACTTCCTAAGTTTGTAAGTATTGCTTCTACCTCTGGTGAAAATGCAGATATAATTCCAACATCTACAACTTTAGGTAGAATTAATCAAGTTACTATTCAGGATCCTGGTTTTGACTTCTCAGCAGACAAAACACTAAATCCAGAAGTTTATATCTCACCAAACATTACAGTAACAAATAGAAATGTAATTTCCAATATTGAAGTTACTTCTGGTGGTTCTGGGTATACCTCAGCTCCAGATTTGGTTATTGTCAATCCTTCAACTGGAACTGTCTATGATGCAGGTTTAATAGTAGCAAAAGTTCAAGGTTCTTCTATCTCATCTGTCGAGATTGTTGAGTCTCCAAAAGGTATCTCTGATATAGAGTCTAAGATATTCTCAACCAATAACAGTAATGGTGTTGGTGTTAATAGTATATTCTCATCTCAGGCAGGTGTTGTTACTTGTGTTCTTTCCACACCAATAAGTGGTTTTGCAGCAGATTCGGCACCGTTCTCTGTTGGAGACTTTGTATTCTCTGAGGGCGTATCTCTAGCATCTACAACTGGAACTGGTTTCAACTCGGCAGACTATGGTTACAAATTCTTTGAGGTGACTGCTTACAGAAATACCAATCCAGCAGAAGTTGAGTTCGATATTTCTCCATATGCAACTAATGCTGGCGTTGCTCACACGAGTCAAAATTCCTTCGCATTCTTGATAAACAAGAATAACTATCCTACATTTAATGTAATTCAGGCACCTAATACATTTATTATTGGCGAAACCCTGTTTACTAAGTCTGGAAATACCTATACTGAGAGAGATCTTATTATTACTGATAATCTTAACGATTCTATCAAAGTATATGGAAAGTATACTCCCAAAGTTAATGAAATTGTAGTTGGTAAGGACTCCGGTTCTGTTGCTACTATTAAGTCTATTACTGAGAATAAAGGTATTTTTGAGATTAATTATGGATTAGAAACTGACTATGGGTGGTCAAATAATACTGGTAAATTAAACGAAGATTATCAAGTTCTCCCTGATAATGACTACTATCAAAATCTTTCATACTCTATTAAGAGTCCTATCGAGTATGAAGAGTGGGTAGACCCAGTAAATAGATTACTTCACTCTTCTGGTCTGAAGAACTTTGCTGATACTGGTATTACAAGTGAGGGTAAAATTTCCGTAGGAACAAGTGAGTCTTCAACTTCAATATCACTAGTTGATATTAATAATGTTAATGATGATGGAACAACAATGAGGGTTGATGCCATCAACTTCTTTGATTTTGCAATCGACACAGATGTAACTTCCAACAAATCTAAGTTTGTCAAGTTTCAGAATAAAAAACTGAGTGACTACATTGAATGTAGAACTAACAGAGTTCTAACCATTGACAACTTCAACAACCTGTTCTCTAACGCAGAAGATGCTAACACAACTCTGTATAAAGACATTGATAGCTTCATCGCCAATGATGGATATAGCAGATACTTTGTTCAGATAATCAACCCTTCTAATAATGATAGACAAGCAACCGAGATTGTTGTACTGAATACTCCTAGCGATGACTTGATCACCGTTGAAAAGAACTCTATTCACAATAGTCAGTTCAGACTTGCTGATATTCAAGCAATCAAGGATACTGTTGGCAACTCTAAACTGAGATTTACTCCAGCAGACCCATACAATGATGACTATGATGTAAAGTTCATCAAAACGAACTTCAACACAACTCTGGCGGGTATTAACACACAGTCTGTTGGTTTCGTCAACCTAGTTGGCAGTAACGTAACTGTTGGTTCTGGTTCTACTGCTACCGTCTTTGAAAGAACAACTTCAACTACAGAAGCACTCTTTGCCGTTGTTGAGATTACTGACACTACAACGAAAGACAAGACAGTTGTTGATATGTTCATCGACCACGATGGAACTGACACTTACAAGTCTGACTTCTTCTTTGATAACAACTCTGATTCAGAAATATCCAATAACTTCATTGGAACCTTCACTTCCAGCATCAACTCTGGCGTTCTTTCACTCAAGTTTGAGAACACTGAGTCAAACGATGTTCTTGTTAGATCTTCTATCGTTGGTTTCGGTACTACCGCAACTGGCATTGGAACTCATATCTTCAAGGCAACTGGTCAACCAGACAGTTCTGTCAAGGAAGGCAGACTAGAGACTAAATATTCTATCTTCTCTGGAAGTGGTATTTCCACAGTTCTTTCATACACTAGAGCAGATGTAACCACAGTTAAGACAACTGCTAAGGTTTCTTATGGAAACACTTCAGCACTACATCAAGTTGTATTCAACCACAACAATAACAACACATTTGTAGTTCAGTCTCCTTATCTGTCAATTGACTCCACAACTGGTATTGGTACTTTTGGTTCTGAGATATCGGGCGATAACTTCAACCTAATATTCTATCCAGACTCAAGTATCAATGACGATATTCTCGTCCAAACATACAATGAAATTATTCAGACCGAAAAGGATCTTTCAAATGTTCCTGCAGTTCTTTCTTATGGAACTATAAATCAAAATCTAGTAACAACACAATTTGACTCTATCAACGGAGATAGAACAAATAAAGTTGACTTTGATCTAAAACATAATGGAACTCTTATTTTTGAAAAAGAGTTTAATCCCTCCACTTCTAGTGTGGTAGATCTTGGAACAGGTATTTTCAGCATTAGTGATCACTTCTTTAGTACTGGCGAAACATTAACATATACGCCAAGATCTTCGTTCGTTGGTGGAGCATATACTTCTATGGTTATGTCCGACACCAATATTCTTCCATCAGAAGTCTTTGCTATTAAGATTAATAATGATCAATTCAAACTTGCTACAAGTAAGTCTAATGCTAATGCTGGAACAGCGGTAACATTTAATTCTGCAGGAAGTGGTAATGCTCATACTCTAGAAATGAGTAAGAAAATGGAGAAGTCTCTTATCACCATTGATGGTGTAACAAGAGCACCTCTGTCATTCACACCAATCAACCACACTCTATCTGATAATGGTGGTTCCATCGCAGTTGGTTCATCATACTTTGGAGTTTCTGGTATTTCATCTGTTCTTCCAGGCGATGTCCTTAAGATTGATGATGAATATGTTAAAGTTGATGCAGTTGGTCTTGGAACGACAACTGTTGGACCTATCACAGGTTCCGGTTCATTCAATGTTATTAAGAGTGAAAGAGGATTTGTTGGAACATCTGCAACCAGTCATACTGATGGAACAACCGTCAGAGTGTACCGTGGTTCTTTCAACATGACCAGAAGTAAGATTCACTTCACTGAGGCACCTAGAGGTAATACTCAAGAGTTGGTAGATGAAAGTAACATTCCTTATACCAAGTCTACTTTTGGTGGAAGAGTTTATTTGAGGCAGGATTATTCCACAAACCAAATCTATGACGACATCACAAGTCAATTTACTGGTATTGGTGCTACTTATAGATTGACTGTTGGTGGAGCAAATACAACTGGTATTGAGACTGGAAGTGGTTTGCTGTTTATCAATAACATGTTCCAGACACCAACAACAGTCAATAATACTGGTGGAAACTATAGTTTCATTGAAAACTCAGGAATTTCCAGTGTAGTATTCACTGGTGTTAGTGATTCCACTCCTATTTCTGACTATGATGTAAATCAAAATCAACTACCTAGAGGTGGTTTAATTGTTTCCTTAGGGTCAACTCAAGGTCTTGGTTTCGCTCCTCTAGTTGGTGCTTCTGTAACAGCAGTCGTTTCTGGTGGTGTTATTCAGTCTGTTGGTCTCGGTTCAACTGACATTCTTGGTTCTGGTTATTATGGAACTGTTTCTATTGGTGTTACAGATCCAAATCATACTGGAACCGCAGCAACTATCACTGCTACCGTTGGTGCTGGCGGAACACTAGCATTTACTGTTAGTGGTGGTGGAACTGGATACAGTTCTAATCCTATTATTGAAATACCAGAACCAAGTTATGAAAACCTATCTGTAACTGGTGTTTCTCGCCTCGGTATTGGAGCTACAACTGATACTGGAAGTGGTCTTCTTCTAAATGTTGAAGTTGGTGCTGCTGTAACTAACGTCGGTATCGGATCTACCTTATTTGAAGTCAAGAACTTTAAAATCACAAGACCAGGATGGGGATTCCAGAAAGGTGATAAGTTTAAACCAGTTGGTTTGGTTACTGCCAAAAATCTTTCCTCACCTACCAATGACTTTGAACTTGAAGTTCTAGAAGTATTTAATGATAACTTTGCTGCCTGGCAATTTGGCGAACTAGATTTTATCGATTCTATAGCAGAACTACAAAATGGATCAAGAAGAAGATTCCCACTAAACTACAATGGCGATCTTCTGAGTTTTGAGGTTGATAAAAATAATATTGATTCTGCAGATATTGATCTTGAGGCACTACTTCTCATCTATGTAAATGGTGTTATTCAAGAACCAAATGTTAATTATGTTTTTGAGGGTGGAACTTCTATTGTATTCAATACTGCACCAAAGTCTGCTGATAATGTTGTTATTTTCTTCTATAGAGGAACTCGTGACACCGATAGTGTTAGTGTAAATGTTAACGAAACTATCAAAGTTGGTGACATTATACAACTACAGAAGAATGAGAGTAGTGTTATACAGGATCCAAGAACGATTTATAATATCAATGCTTCCGACAAAGTAGAGACAAACATTTACACTGGTTTTGGTATTGATGAGACTAACTTCAAATCATTTAGTTGGATTAAACAAAAAACTGATAAGAATCTTAGTGGAGATCTTGTCTATAAGTCAAGAGACTCTATTGAAAGTCAAGTTTATCCAACTGCTAGGATTATTGGGGATTTGTCTACTTCAGATACAGAAATCTTTGTTGATGACGCACAATTCTTTAATTATGAAGAAAATGAGTCCTCTATTAATATTACAAGTGTAAGTGGTCTCATTGTCGGCACAACATCAGATCCTGTTTCTGCTGCAATAACTGCAACTGTCTCTGCTGCTGGAACTATTAGTTCCTTTACAATTGTTGATGGTGGTTCTGGATACGTCGGTTCTTCCACTGATGTTAAAATATCTGCTCCAAAGGCAATTGGTGTTGGTGTTGGAACAACCGCTACCGCAACTGCAACTATAACAAACGGTGCTATCACTTCCGTTTCTATCGTAAATGCTGGTTTCGGTTACACTCATACTGCTCCACCACAAGTTCTAACATCATTCCCACCAGTTTCATATGAAATTATTTCTAACATTACTACTGTTGCTGGTTTTGCGGGAACTATTACTGGAATTGGAACAACTGTTGGAACTGGAGGAAATCCTCTCGCTCTCAAGTTCACGTTGAATGCCTCTTCTTTCACTGGTCTGCAGGAAGGATATCCAATTTACGTTTATAATACCAGTATTGGTTCTGGCGGCACTTCTATTAATGATTCAGATTCTGCAGTAGTTAGCGTTGGAACTACATATTTAGATAATGTTTATATTATCAGTTCTTTCCACTCTTCATCTACGACGGGTGTTGCTACTTGTAATATTATATCTACGACCTCAGTAGTTGGACTATCAACTTCTGGAAGTCTAACCAATCCACAAGGGAAATTCTCTTGGGGTAGACTTTCTGGGTTCTCTAGATCTTCTTCACCCATCTCTATCGGTGTTACGGGTCTCACAGTTGACTCCGGATTATCAACATTCCCAGTCATTCAGAGACGTGGATATGGATTAAGAGATGGAGGTGCTTTGAGAAAGGATCTGGGATAGTTATAAATATAGAAAAAAGCTATTACGATGGCGGCAATTGTAACAGATCAGTTTAGAATATTAAATGCGGGAAATTTTGTAGATTCCGTCACCAGTTCTTCTAACTCATATTATGTATTTGTAGGTCTCTCTAATCCATCAGTTGTTGGATATGGTAGAACGACGGATTGGGATACTAATACTCCCAATCCAACTGATAACTTTGACTATCAGAATTTTGTTGGTGATAATATGTCTTTTGGTAAGAAGGTAACTTCTGCCAATGTAAGAAGACTTGTTAGAAGAATTGATTGGACAAGAGGAACAAAATATGAGATGTATCGTCATGACTATAGTCTAACAAATCTTTCTCCAACAACAAAGTCTTCAAGACTTTATGAGGCAAACTATTATGTACTGAATAGTGAGTATAAGGTTTATATTTGTATTGATAATGGTTCTTCGGGAATTAATACTACGGGCAATTCTTCTTTAGATGAA